ACCAGGAGCGGCCGGAAACTGCGCGCGATCCCGATACCAACCGCGATCAAGTGGTGGGCGGCGATTCCTACATTGAGGAGACGCACCAGCACTACGTCCTGGTTGTCGAAGACGATGGCAGCTTCTCAACGGCGCTCCTCGCGATGAAGTCCACGCAACTGAAGAAGTCGCGTAAGTGGAACTCGATGATTGCGAGTCGCACCATGATTGGCAAAACGGGTAAACCGTTCACCCCGGCGCGTTACAGCCACATCTATCACCTCAAGACGGTTGCGGAGGAGAATTCAAAAGGCTCCTGGCATGGATGGGACATTAGCTTGGACTCCCAAGTCAGCGAAACGTACCTCTATACCGCTTCCAAGGCGTTCAGCGAGACTGTTACAGCCGGTGACGTGGAAGTACGTCATACGACTGAGGCAGGCGACGGGGACGGGGATAACTCTCCGTTCTAACCGTCAGGGGGGTGGCGCGCCGCCCCCCTTTTTTTGCGAGGTATAGATGTTGGATTCCGACAAAATTGCGGCGATTTTCGAGGGCTTAGAACAAGCCTACGGGACTTACCGCATTGACCGGAAGCAAGCGAACGGTAAGAACACCGGCCAAGCCAACGTCATTCGCGAACCACGGACCACGGAACTCTGGGAAGGCCACCTCTCCGGCGACGGCGATTCCATCGGCATCATCCCCATCAACGAGGACAACAGCGCCAAGTGGGGAGCCATCGACATTGACCAATACAACTTCGATCACAAGTCACTGCTCTCGCGCATTCGCAAACTGAAATTACCCCTGGTCGTCTGCCGCTCGAAAAGCGGCGGCGCTCACGTCTTTCTTTTCGTCAACGAGTGGGTGCCTGCCAAAGACATGCAGGACACGCTCACGCACCTATGTGCCGCGCTCGGCTTTGGCGGCAGCGAAATCTTCCCCAAACAAATTGCCTTGAACCTGGAACGAGGCGACGTCGGAAACTTCTTAAACCTACCCTATTACAATGCCGAGGAAGGACTGCGGTACGCCATCAACGACGATGGCACCGCAGCCACCTTGCATGAATTCTTCGCCCTGTTTGAAGAGTATGTGCAAACGCCAGAACAACTGCTGGCCCTGACCATCGAAGATACGACCACGGCCCTCGTGCCAGACGGGCCACCGTGTTTGCAAATTTTGTGCAGAGAGAAAATTGGAGAAGGGGCTCGCAACAACGGGCTCTTTAACATTGGCGTCTACTTACGCAAAGCCTACCCCGACTCATGGGAGTCAGAAATCCTGTCGTACAACATGCAGTACCTGGACCCCCCGCTCGGGATCAACGAAGTCAACGTCGTTGCCAAACAGCTCCTCAAAAAAGATTACACCTACAAGTGCAAAGACGCGCCGATCAACGCCTACTGCAACTCGGAGCTGTGCCGCACTAGAAAATTTGGGATCGACGCTGCCGTGATGGGGATCGCCATCGCCAACCTTCGCAAATATAACTCGCAGCCGCCGGTCTGGTTCCTCGATGTCAACGGCCAGCCACTGGAACTGGATACGGAGGCGCTGCTCATTCAAGCCACCTTCCAACGCAGTTGCGTCGAACAACTTAATTTCATGCCGCGTACGCTCACCAAACCCGCCTGGGAAACCCGCATTAACTCGCTGCTCACCGACATGCAGGAAACCGAGGGCTCGGTAGTCGAGGTGAGTGAAGACGCCAGCATCAATGGCCGCTTCTATGACTACCTGGAAGAATTCTGCACCGGGATGCAGCAGGCCGAAGAGCGTGACCAGATCATCTTCCGTCGTCCGTATACGGATGACGATGCGGGTAAGACTTTCTTTCGCTTGAAAGACCTGGAGCTTTTTCTCACCAAGGCTAATTTCCGCAGCTACCGCTCACACCAGATCGCCCAGCGGCTGCGTGACATGAATGGGGAGGCCGTGCAGTTAAAAATCAAAGGCCGTTCCGTTCGCGTCTGGTCGATCCCGTCCCACGCGCCGGTCGAAACCAACGTCGATACGCCTAACTTTGGCAAAGACAGCGATGTGCCGTTTTAATGTTTAGGATTTTTGGGCCACCTGGGACCGGCAAGACCACGACGCTTCTCGATCTCGTAGATAAGGCCTTAGCTTCCGGCGTCTCTCCCCACCAAATTGCCTTTCTCGCCTTCACCCGTAAAGCAGCTCGTGAGGCCAAGGAGCGTGCGGCACAGCGGTTTGACCTCAACCCAGAGGATGACCTACCGTTTTTCAGAACGCTGCACAGCCTCGCCTTCCGGCTCATTGGGATGCGATCAGAACAACTCATGACCCCGGACCATTATCGCGAGCTTTCGAATCGCGTAGGCATTCCTTTGATCTCCGGGGTAGGCGACGTGGACCCAGATGATGAGTTCTCCGGCGTATTGAAACGAGAGAGCCCCATCCTGCGACTGATTTCGCTCGCGCGACTGAAGATGGTGCCCTTACAAGCTGAGTACAACCGAAGCTACATCGAGAATAGCTGGACCGAAGTGGAGTACGTGTCCCGTGCCCTCCTCGAATACAAGCGCGTCAACAACCTCTACGACTACACCGACATGCTCGAACTCTTTGTCGAGAGCGGTTATCAGATGTGCCCCAGGTTCGAACTTTGCCTACTGGATGAGGCCCAGGATTTGTCGCCGCTGCAATGGAAGATTGCTCACTTATTAGATAACAAGTCGAGCAAAATGTACTGCGCTGGAGACGACGATCAAGCGATTTTCACCTTTGCCGGTGCAGACGTCTCTCACTTCGTCCACCTTGACGGCGGCCACGAGGTACTGGAGCAAAGCTACCGCGTACCAGCGGAAATTCACGGCCTAGCAACTAACATCTCGAACCGAATCAAGGGGCGTTACCCTAAGAATTACTTTCCTAAAAAGGAACCCGGACGGATTCAGCGCGTGTTTGGCTCGGATGAGCTGGATATGAGCAGCGGCGAATGGCTAATCCTCAGTCAAGCTGGCTACCAGCTCCAGCCCGTGGCGCAGGACTTACGTCACCGGGGCATCTATTTCGAGGAGCGCGGCCATCCTTCGGTGCGCCCCAAGGTCAGCACGGCGCTGCACGCATGGCAGCAGTTGCGCCGGGGAGAAGCCATTGATCTGCCTTCGGCCAAAACGGTGTATGCGTTCATGCGTGGGAATGGCTCGCGGGTTGCCCGTGGGTCGAAGACGATTCGTGCCGAGGAAAACGATATTTTCAACCTGGAAAAACTGCAACGGCACCACGGACTACTGGCGACGGCCAACATGGGATGGGAAGAAGCTCTCAACCGATTGCCCGACGTGGACCGCATTTATTTGGACCTCCTGGTGAAGCGCGGCGAGAATCTTCAGGAGATGCCGCGCATCCGTTTGTCCACGATTCACGGGGCCAAAGGCGGCGAATCCGAAAATGTCGTTGTTTTCAGTGACTTGACGACGGCGGCAGAAAACTCTATGAACATAGAACCGGATGTGATGCACCGCGTTTTCTACGTGGCGGTCACGCGTAGCAAGAGGAATTTGTTTATCGTCGAACCAGAAGATTACGGGAGAAGTTACAACCTATGACACGATCCGAATTTTTGCAGCAGACCTTGGACGCGCTCGATGGCCCCCGATCCGACACCTACGGCGATCCTCTCATCAACCACACCCGCATTGCGGAACTGTGGAGCACGATCCTCTCCACCCCGATCTCGGTCTCTCAGGTCTACGCCTGCATGGTGGCCGTGAAGTTATCGCGGCTGGTGCAAAGCCCCCAGCACCTCGATAGCTGGATGGACATTGCCGGTTACGTGGCCCTGGCGGCGGAAGCTTGCGATGAAGAGTGAAACCAAACTCCAGTTCCCCATGTTTGCGCCCGATGCCGAGTGGACGGCTCCAAAGGAACTGCCCGATCTCACGCAAGCCAAGACGATTGCCGTGGATCTGGAGACACGCGACCCCGACTTAAAAACCAGCGGCCCCGGCTGGCCCACGGGCAACGGCGAAGTGGTAGGCATTGCCCTCGCCACGGACAGCGGCTCTTGGTACATCCCCATTGCTCATTTCGGGGGTGGCAACCTCGATGGGCGTATCGTCACCGCCTGGTTAAAAAAGCAAATGGCAACCGACGCCGACATCGTGATGCATAACGCCCAGTACGACGCGGGCTGGCTGCGGCAGATGGGCGTCCCGATCCAAGGCCGCATTATCGACACGATGATTACCGCGAGCCTGCTCGACGAAAACCGTTTCTCTTATTCCTTGAACGCCCTGGCGTTCGATTACCTCGGCAAAGCCAAGTCGGAGAAGATGCTGACCCAGGCGGCGCAGGACTTCGGTGTCGATCCGAAGAGCGAGCTATGGAAGCTGCCCGCCCCTTACGTCGGCCAGTACGCCGAGGTGGATGCAGAATTGGCGCTCGAACTCTGGAACGGCTTTAAGGTGCAGTTGTCGCGGGAAGACCTGTGGAGCGTGTGGGAACTCGAAACCGCGCTGCTACCGTGCCTGATCGACATGACCTGGCGTGGCATTCGCGTCGACATGGACCGCGCCGAACGGACCAAGCAAGTCCTCTTAAAGCGCGAGAAGGCCGTGGTAGCAGAATTAAAGCGCGAAGCGGGGTTTGATGTGGAAATCTGGGCCGCCGCGTCCCTAACCAAAGCGTTCGATAAGCTCGGACTGAACTACCCCAAGACCGACAAAGGCGCTCCCAGTTTCACGAAGCTCTTCCTGTCTGAACACCAGCACCACTTCCCACGCCTGGTCGTCGAAGCGCGCGAACTGAACAAGGTGCAGGGGACGTTTATACAATCGATCTTAAAGCACGTCGGCCGCGACGGCCGGGTGCATGGGCACATTAACCAACTACGCAGCGACGACGGCGGTACT